GTATAATAACATCGTGGCACAAAGGAGGTGACACGATGAGCCCACAAATGGGGCGGCCCAAAGCTGAGAATCCAAAGTCTAAGCAGATAATGGTTAGGCTTGACGCAGAAACAGACCGGAAACTTGAAGAACTCGCCGAGTTTTTCAAGGAGAAGAAAGTTGCTGTTGTGCGCCGTGGGATTGAAAAGCTATACGCCGAAATAAAAAAGTAAGCGTTGCCCATGCTACCAACATCACAACGCTTACCGCAATGAATCCCCACAACCACACCGACTGACGGGATGGTGTGAAATTCATTTACATCATACCATCCTGTCAGCCAAAAGTCAATAATATTTAGCTGATAGGAGGAAATTTCAATGTACGAACTCATCCTGCGCGAAATCGCCGTCATTGACGAAGCACTGGCTATCGTGTGTGACCGCATGAACCCTGCCGACCGTATCTCCGATGCCCTCCTCCGTGAAGTTATCGAATGCACGGAGAACATCCGAAAGGCGGTGGATGAATGAACGGATTGCAGACCTTCGCCAATGAAGAGTTCGGCGCTGTCCGCTCCCTGATGATTGAGGACATGCCGTGGTTTGTTGGATATGACGTGGCAAAGGCGTTAGGGTATGTAAAGCCGCGAAACGCCATCAGCGTTCACGTTGATGACGAGGATAAGAATAGCGCCCTGATTCAGGGCGCTATTCAGGGCGGTACTCAGGGGAACCCCAACATGACCATTATCAACGAGTCCGGGCTGTACAGTCTCATCCTGTCCAGCAAGCTCCCCGCCGCCAAAAGGTTCAAACGCTGGGTCACGTCCGAAGTGTTACCCGCCATCCGCAGGACGGGCGGGTACGGAACGGCGGCTACACAGGCAGCGGAGCCGGAGACAGCGGCGGCAGAAGCCTTTCCGGCACGGGAGACTACGAACGACGATTATCTCCGCGCCGCGTCCATCGTCGCCTCCTGCAAGAACGAGCGCTTGCCCTATGTGCTGGCGTACCTGAGCAAGGCAGGGCTTTCCACCGTCTGTCCCGTGCGGACGCAGGAAGAACAGCGAGACCGCTACGAAATCATGCGTCTGCTGGTGAAAGCGTATAACGACTACGGCATCAGCGACACGACCATCGGCAAGGCGACGGGACTTAACCGGGCGCAGATCAGGATGTACCGCACAGGCGAGCGCTTCCCCAAAGCGGGACGGGCGGAATACATCAAAGCTGTGGTTGAGCCTATGCTGGTTGAACAGGAATAACCCCATTCAGCCGCTGCACTGATTCAGTGCGGCGGTTTTTCTATGCCAATTAAAGGCGGTGATACCCTTTGTTTTCGAGATTATGGCAGTTTATAAGGCAGGTGATACACCGGATGTTCCCCTTTAAGGACGTGGCGGCGGTTGAGCATATTGACACACCGCTGTCCAATGAAATGATTGACGCCCTCGACCTGTGGTATAAAATGTACACCGACTCGCCCCCATGGCTGTCTCCCGGCAAGGTGAAAAGCCTGAACCTCCCCTCCCTGATTTGTTCTGAGGTCGCTCGTCAGGTGCTTTTGGAGGTCAAGTGGAACATCAGCGGCAAGGCGGACGAAAACGGCAATGCGCAGGACAGTCCCCGCGCCGAGTACCTGAAAGCGGAGTTCGGAAAGCTGATGCAGTCCCTCCGCTCCAAGCTGGAACAGGCATGCGCGGCGGGCGGTATGACCATCAAACCCTACCCCAAGGACGGGCACATCTACTTCGACTGCGCTACGGCGTGGAGCCTGTACCCTATCGCCTTTGACGATGACGGCAACCTGAAAGACGTGATTTTCCGCGATTCCTATCAGGACGGTACAACGACGTACACCCGCCTTGAGCGGCACACGGTGACGGACAAGGGTATTTCCATCACGCAGAGGGCTTTTCGCTCCAATAACCGGGAGTCCATCGGTGTTGAAATCCCGCTGACCGACGTGCCGCAGTGGGCGGAAGCAGAGCCGGAAGCCCTGCTGACGGACACGGAAGGGCAAATGTTCGGCTGGTTCAAAACCGCCAACGCGAATAACGTTGACATTGACGCGCCTATGGGCGTGGCGGTGTTCAATAAAGCCGTCAACATCATCAGGGAGGCGGACATGCAGTATTCCCGCATTCTGTGGGAGTATGAGGGCAGTGAGCTGGCTATCGACGTGGATCCGACCGTGCTGCGCCCGCAGATGAACGGACGCGGACGGCAGGAAATGCCCCAACTGAACGAGCGCCTGTTCCGCGGCGTTGACCTCGGCGATGACCATTATCAGGTGTTCTCCCCTGCCATCCGCGACTCCGCGCTGTTTAACGGTCTGAATCAGCTTTTTATGCGCGTCGAGGATAGCTGCGGTCTTGCAAGAGGCACGCTGTCCGACGCGAATCAGGAAGCGCGGACGGCTACGGAGCTGCGCATCGTCAAGCAGCGCACATACGCCACCATTGCCGACAACCAGCGGGCGCTTGAGCACTGTCTGCGGGACGTGGTGCGGGCAATGGACAAGTACGCCACCATGTACGACCTCGCCCCGGCTGGCGACTACGACTTGTCCTTTGAATGGGATGACAGCATCATCACCGACGCATCCCAGCAGCTCGGCGAACGGCTGGAGCTTATGTCGCAGGGGCTTATGAGCAAGACAGAGTTCCGCATGTGGTATTTCGGTGAAACCGAAGCGCAAGCCGAACGCGCCCTTCAAAAGGTGCAGCAGGAACAGCTTTCGCAGTCTATGGACGCGCTGCTGACCGCACAGAGTGGCGCTACGGGGGCTTCTGCGCCCGACGACGGCGAATAAGGGGTGAAATCCCATGCTATCGAATGAAGCGCTGGAAAGAGTGCTCGGACGCCTGCAATCGCGTTTCGATGAGGTGAACAGCTTCTACATTCGCAAGATTGCCGAGCAGATCAAGAAGATTGGCAGGCTGAGTCAAGCCAACATCAATCGCCTTGTCATTATGGCCGACATGACTTCCGATGTGCGCGAGATTACCGAGCGGCTGGTGACCGTCACCCGTCTGAATGCGCAGGACATTCAGGCGGTGTTCAATGCGGCTATGCAGCAGACATACAGTGACCCGCGTTTCACACAGGCGTTCACAGCAGGCGCACAGCCCTCCGCCGCCGTGCGGCAGCGGCTTGTGCAGTTCGCGCAGAACGTGTCCCGGCAGACGGCGCAGACGGCGCAAAACCTGTCCAACACGACGGCGATTGCAGCGCCGTACCGCAGGGCGGTTGACCGGGGCATATTGGCGGTAAGCACAGGGCTGATGGATTACCAAACAGCTACACGGGAGATTGTGAGGGAAATCGGGTATAACGGCTTGCAGGTGCAGTACGCAAGCGGTTATCACAGGCGGCTGGATACCGCCGTGCGGCAGAACGTGGTTGACGGCGTAAAGCAGATCACTCAGCACGGCGCAAATGCCATCGGCGAGGCGCTGGAATACCGCGAGGTGGAAATATCTGCGCACATGCACAGCGCCCCCGACCACGAACCCGTTCAGGGGCGCATTTTCCCAAAAGCTGAGTTTGACAGGATGCAAGCCGGACTTTCCTGCACCGACATTGACGGCAATGTTTACGCAGGCTTTAAGCGTCCTATCGCGGAATGGAACTGCGGGCACTTCGCCCTGCCGTATGATTCCCGGTACGCCAAACCCCGCTACGACCCTGCACAGCTCCACGAATGGGCGGAGAAGAACAACGTGGGGTGCGACATCGACGGCAAGCATTACACCACCTATCAGGCACAGCAGCTTATGCGCAAGATGGAAACGCGGGTGCGGCGGTATAAGGACACGGCGAATGCCGCCCGCATTGCCGGGGACGATACCTTGCGGCGCGAGTGCCAAATGCGCATCAACGCAGTCGCCGCAAAGTATGAACAGGTTGCGAAGCTGTCCGGTCTGCCCATGCGCAAGCAGCGCATGAGCGTAGAGGGCTTCAAAATGGTTAAGCTCTAATTTCAAAGCTATTGAAAGCTCACCGGGTTTCGGTGGGCTTTTAATATATCACCCTACCATGCCGGGACATAACTGCATGGGCGCCGCGCCCGCGGAG